GGGCTTGACGGGGGCTACTTCGGCCTTGATTACATCACCAAGAGCATTTAGGGCGGGTTGGATAGAGGTTAGTTTCTCTTCATCCGTGCCAGTCATGCTTTTAGCCGCCAGAACTGCATTCACCAATGATTCAATTGGTTCGGCAAGGGTCTGCGACTTGAGCGCAATGTAGGACTTTAGTTGATCGGTTACTTTATGAGCACCCTCGGTCTTTTCGGCCGCGCCCAGTTCTGGACGATTATAAATACTGTCCAAAAGTCCATTCAACTCTGTGATCATAGCGTCCAAAGACTCTTGGGCGGTTCCGAGTTGCCAAACCTTGGGGTTCAACACCAACGGAGGCATATTCTGGGTATGGGATGGATCGTCGTCACGAACTTGCGGAGCAACGTCTAGTAAGTTTGATTTAGTTTCCATTTCATCACCTTTCTGTTTGGCTTCAACACCAGCGGACTTCTCTCCGCGTTCGATACGTTTACCGACTACGCCCTTACCACGATAACTGCCCTTCTCCTGTCCAAAGCGAGAGGCGGCATTAGCGGCATGGGCCTTATCGGGCATGGGATAACGATAGTTCACCGGGTCTCCCCATTTACTGTCGGGAACACTCGACCATTTACCAGGTTTAGTAACATGGCCCTGTCCTAGTACGGCAATGCCGTATTTGGCAGCGCGTGCCTTCTGTGCGGCCTTTCCTTTTTCAAGATCAGCCTTCTCTTCGACAGAAACTTCTGGGTAATCCTGAATTTCGGTCGCCTCAATGAACCCTTCGGGCTGTTCAGGAGATTCCGATACGTCCAGTACATCTTCGGTATCCGAGAACTCGACCAGAACATCCGACCTACCGACTAGCATAGCCTTTTTCTCCAACTCTTCGGCAAGGTCTGGGTCAATGATCGAAGCGGCGTCCTGCTTTCGTGTAATTTTAGCCATAGATTTTTCTACCTCCACGCTTGCCCGTTGATTGACTGGTACTCTTGTCAGGGCAAAATGAACCAAATATCCATCCAAATACTTCTTATCACCAACTCCAGCCTCACATTCAGGGCAGGAATCGGCTAGAGACTCTCTTTTGAAGACCGGACCATCTCCGTGTTGATGGGCGAGATCCAAAAATGCGATAGAAACTCGAATTTTCTTATCTTCGGGCGTACTTAGGTCGTCTGCAATGGATTTATAGCAGTTTTGACCCAATTTTGTGTCGAAGAACTTGCCTTTAGCCTTTAATGTCTCTCCATCGGTATAAACTGCCTCAGGAATGCCCGGAACCGCCTCTCCATTCAGATCTGGGTAGTGAGAAATGCTCACGTAAGGCATCCCGCCCGGCCAAAAGTCAGATGTAACGAGGCTTTTGAAGGCTTCGGGGACTGGTTTCTTACTGTTAATGTTATCGATGAACGACTTATAGAGAGGTAAGGTCATGCGTTCATCGTACAAATCCTTCTTAGTGTCTGAGGCGGTCATCTTCCAGCGCATGGAAGCACCGGGGGTGATCGCCATGGAGAACTCGACAAGTGCCTTTTCCTTTACCCACTTGTCGTCTATCAACTTGAAGCCGGCATTTTTAATAGCACCGTAAGCCTTTTTAGCGGCGGTCTCATCATCGTCGCCGCCTTTTTTAGAGGCATCGTGTACTTTTTCCCACAACTTGAATGCGGGTGAACCTGCTGGCATCGTACTAAAAGGCATTATTTATCTCCAATTACTAATGTTCCGAACCACTCATTCCAGCCAATGCTGAAAAGATGTACTGCGAGGCTTATCGTTGCTCCGGTTGCCAGTTCACTTATTACAGGACAGTAGAACACTGACTTGAACAGAGCAACCCTAAAAACCAAAGCAAGAAAGAAGTAAACCCACGTTCCCAAGCACAAATTACAACTTATCAAAGAACTAAAAAACTGGTAGAGCCAGATTATTTTTATCTTCTCTACCAGTTTATTCATGCTTACGAACTTCTGGATTGTGTAGATGCAGACCTTACCGATCAGCATCAGTAAAACTAGTTGTACATCGCTCATGCTTTAGGCGGGCGTCCGGGGCCACGATGTTCGCTCGTCTGAACACTGGGAACTGTCTGAACATTAGGGACGCCACATTCGCTTACTTTTGCCGGCACAAGGACATACAAAACCTTGAAGAACCCGGCCAACTTTTCCTGATCATTGGTTGGACCCAGATAGACTACCTGTCCAACTTCCCAGCCTTCCGGCAAAACGATTTCTGGATCAGAGCCGGGAGCACCAAGAGTACGAACCATATTATGAATTTTCGACATTTTCAATCTCCTTATCAAGTATCTTCTCTAGTATTTGCTGACCGGCTGTTTCGGAGGCGGTCATTAATTGTGGGTAGGCTTCCAAAAATTTCTTGGATACCGTTTTCACCACTTTATTATCACTTTTTTCTACTGTCAGGTCAATAGTGAGTTCGTCTATCATATCTGCTATAATAATGGTCGCCATGACAGAACGGGCTATCCCAGTTGCCTCATATGAGGCCTGATTCATACATCCTTGTATGTCTACTGAATGGATTTTCTCTTCTACGGCAATTTCGTCATACCCTTCCGAATCGGACATTTGTAGATAAACCTTGTCCCGAAGTACCTGTTCTATCTTAGGTGCATCGTTAATATCAAATGCAATCACTCCGATTTCATCTTTTTCAAGAGAGTCAATAACCATTTCGCGTATTTTTTCGATTTCAACTTCATCACTCATTATTTTTTCCTCATACATACTGGCTCATTAGAAGAATTTCCTCTTCCTCTTCCTCGTTATCTTCTCTGGATACTATCCACACTATGGGAGGAACTCTGTTTCCAGCACCCATTCCAGCCCCGCCACGTTGTTCAACGGGAGGAGTGATTGGAACAACTCCTCCGGTAGTACCATTTGCCAAAACAAGCGATCTTCCAGAAACAACGCTTGCGTTACCTATAATAATATCTTCACTGGACGAAATTAGGGAAGATGCAGCATTTGCCAATGTTGCCAATCCGTGAATAGCAACATTTCCAGAAGAAGAAATGGTAGATGTACCATTGATTAGATTCGCTATTCCGCCAGAGAGTATAGACCCCAATGCTGATAAAACCGAGTTTGCGCTTATCAGCGTCGCGTTGGCATAATTTGTCCCAACCGAATTCGGGTCGCGCAAGACAATATTATTTGAATTTTGGGAAACTTGGCGTAAGACAATATTCGGCATAGTTATCCAACTACCGGAGTAATAGAATTGACTGTTATTCCTGCAACGTCTGTAGAACCAGCAAGGTATGCCGTGACTTCGTAGGGGCCTGCGCCGTGCATTACCATAGAATAATTGCCACCACTGTCAGAAACAGTAGTAACCTCTACTGGACTTGTATAACCATCTGGATTATATACCAGTTTAGCGGTTATAAAAGCAACAACCGTACAACCAGCAAGAGGATTGTTGGCCCCATCCAATGTCTGCCCTTTTATAATGAATCTTGCGTCGTCTGCAATAAAGTCGAATAACTGTAAGTGCCTATTCATAGAAATAGGCAATACTGGACAGGTAAAGTTTTTCAATGAACCACTATTTATAATTTCTGTTCTTGGAATTGCAGGCAATGGAAACCCCAACATATAATCAACCTGTATATCTGTATTCTCATTGAGTCCTTGATCTGGCTGAGACAATATCGGCATAGCGGGGGTTGTCATAATTCCAGTCATATCTACCGGAATAGCAGAATTTACAAATATTTGTATCGGGTCTATGATTGGATTAATACTAGGCGCGCCAATTGTCAACATCATAGCACCACCACTGTCTGGACTAGTTACCATTGGCCCTATAGTCCTTGGTAAATACCCCATTAACTCCATGGAATTGACTAACTGATTTCTAGGAATGGAAGGAACCGGCATTTGCCCAATTGGTATCATATCGCACTCTACAATTTGCAGTAGTGCTACGGGAGTAAAAGGAAGCGCAATAACCCCTCCCTGGTCTTGCGCTCCTTGTAATACATTCTCCGGTGGTTCATTGAAGCACGGAAGAATTATTCCCATACTACGGTGTCAATTGTTCAATCAGGAATGAATGAAGTGTGAATGAGCCAGTCGCTACGTTCTGCGTGAAGCGGAAATCAAGCGGGTTAGGGATGGTACTATCAAAACCAGTACCAACTACAGGGGCGGTGTTGTAAGGAACTGGAATAGTACCTGCCCAAGGACCTGTAGCAACTGCCGCTGTGTTCAAGAATGCAGTAGAAGTTATTAAACCCTGTCCCATTAATGTTGCAGACGTACTCGTTCCAACAGAACGGCAGGTCAACAGAACTTCCATCCACCAAGGAATGTTAGTTTGAATAAGAATATTACCGGGTATTGCCAGCGTAGAAAATACCGTAACAGCGGACATGCGAAGATCGAGTAGAAATGTACCTGGGGTAGTCGCGGCGAATGACACACGCCCAGCAGCAGTAATGCGCCAAATACGACCAATTTGCCAGTAACCAGCCGGAATTGTTGTTGGTACATAGGTTGGTATGCAGGATGTGGTGGCGGCAGCCGTTAGAGTAGGGCCATCGGTATAAGCAGAAGCAACAACTTGAACAGTCATAATATATCTCCTTTAGGAATTTCCATCGGTTATTTGATAAGTATTGATAGTTATAGTCTGTACAAGTGCGATATTGGTATTATCTAATTGCAAATCGCCAGTACCAATTCCAACAGACCCTTGAACATGGCAGGTAACCCCACCGCTATCTTTTATTCTATAAGATGCGGCTGTTCCAGCGGCAGTAGCAGTACCAGACCAAACTATTGCTCCCTTAGCCATTACGCCACCCGAAGAAGCACCCAACCATGTAGAAGGCAATGAAAGAGTTGCCAATAATCCAGTTGGGTCGGCGGCAGCACAGTTAGCTGGTTCTGCTCCAGAGTATAGATATAGGTTAGCCAAAGTGCCTATGGTTGTTTGAATAACATTATTACGAGCGTCCCTCACCGCTCCAGAATATTGATGCGTCACGTTATTTCTCCTCTTCCATTCCGGTAATCTTTCCGTTCTTATCGCGTATTACTTTTACAACTTTGGGTTCGGAGGGTTCAACAATCACCTGTGGAGTGTTTTCGGGAACATTGATTTCATTCTTATTTTCAATGGTGATAGGAGTCGGATTTACCGTAACGGGAGTGGGTTCAACCTTGTTTTCAACCGTAATGGGTGTCGGATCAACCTGAACGCTGATTATCGGAGATTCCGTGGTAATCTTGTTCTCAACCGTAACCGGGGTTGGATTTACCATAACATTTACTGGAGTCGGTTTGACATCTACCGTGAACCGCCTTGGTTGAGTCTCAACACTTACGGCAGGTTGCTCATTGGTAATATTTACGGTAATGGGTTGAGGTGTATATTTTTGCATATTGCTTTCTTCTCCAAGTCCATTACGCTTTAGTGCGCCAGTGATAGTTCGGCGACGTTTTTCAACATCCTCGATCATGTTTGCTTCCGGGTCTCTCCACCAAAGGGCGTCTGCGATGTGTTTCTTCCACGCTTCTACTTCTTCCGGTTTCATGTTCTTGATGGAAGTGATAAAGTCATGTATTGGTGAGTAGGCTTGCTTGACAGTCTTATCAGCCTGTTTCTTTAGGTCAATAATCGCCTGAGAAGCCTGTACAGAACTGACTTCCCCACGTCCACCGTTATCTGCCGAGACTTTCTCACCTAAAAGACCGGGAGAGGTAGTGTTTCCAGACTGAGGCCACTCTACTTTGCTCGTGTCCAGTGTTTCGGGAACAGAAACGGTGATAAGTCCGTCTACCAATCCCTGTGCACGTAATTCTTGTGGACTAAAGATGTGGTTTCTGGTAAGAATTTCGTCTGCCTGCGCATTAGCCAGTCTAGCCCGTCCCTGAGCTACGTTCTGATCAGAGTCAAAGTCAATCCAGGTAAATTCAAGTTCTTCAGGCAGGATATGGTCGTAAAAAGACTTGAATTTCTTTTTCATAACAGATAAGATATTCTTTTTGGTCTTTCGTTCGTCTCGGATAGTACCTGAGAGAGTTTCGCCCCCATTGGAAGAACCGCCCATGCCAATATCGGACGGACTCATCCCATAACCAGCACAGATCAAATTGGCATAGCGAGCCGTAATGGATTCGAACATCATCTCACTTGGCTTCATCTGGAACGGGATCCACTCTACCTTAGTTGTATGTTCATAAAGGACAGGAATTTTCATTGGGTCAGTACCGCTAAATAACTCCTGCGCCTCCTTCATCCACTCCTGAGCAGTCTCTTTAGTGGTATCGCCTAAATCCAAAATACCTACTTGGGGCGTATTAAGCAGTAATTCTGCAAAATATTTATCTCCCCGTTTCATCAATTCAAAAACCAAATAGATTAATTCGGGCGGCGCCATCCCCCAGCCCTCTCTCCATATTTCAGAGCGAGGATTCATGTATTGTCGACTTACTGCATGTTTTGGAAAGGCAACGGGCTCTAAAGGAATGTTAGGTACTCTTTGAATAATGGGGAAGTCGGCATTGAGGGATGGCATACAGGTTCCGCCATCGAGACAACGTATCCATTGCACCTTTCCGGAAGGATCGTCGTTATCACGACCAATTTCCGCTGCCATACCGAAGGGTAAGTCCAATAGGTCTTTTCCCAGCCACTCAAGGCGTCCGGTGAAATCAAGATCTGCATATTCGGATTCATTTTCTAATATCCTCGTATTCCATCTTATTTTGGATTTTAGTTCATCCGTCTTATCGGAATCGGTTGCGACTATCTTCCAATCTAATGCTGTTAATTGTGCGATAGCAGTTTGACGACAAACGGCGGCAATGGGAACAGATAGAACAAAAGAACGCCAGATGGCGGCCTCCTGCCATTGTGGATTCATCCACGCGGGAACTACCCTGTATAAATAATTAAGGATATTCCCACCGGGGGCAGATCGCTGACCCGGTAGTACGGTCTGGACTATCAAATCCGTTGGGCTTAATTGCTTTGCTTTGACTTTGGTAAGTTGTTTAGTTGCCATTTGCGATAAGTATAATGCGTTTATTGTTTACCATGCAAGTATTGGTTTTGTGTAAAAACTAAGGAGTTGGCTTTCCCCATGAGCCAATCTTGACTTCTTCCTCTTTTTTGACTTCTGTTTTTTGGCCAATGTGCATAAAGTGGATACTGGAAAATCTCCTGATTGGTGCAATAGAATGTCGACCACCAGTGACGGAAGTTATGCGATCGTCATGGTTCCCTTCGGGAAATGCGTCTAATTGCCCCAAGAACTTCTCATTCCAGGTTCCACGAACCATAAACCACTTTCCTTCGGCGGCCTCTGCGAACCAGGTATTCGCCGCCATTACCCTATCCCCGTCGTCTTTAGGATTATGAGGTTTTACGGTAAACCCAAGCGGTCTTAGGAGACCGTTTATCTCTGCGACCTGATTTTTGCCACCCGAACCCGGTTCCTGCTCAATATAGATAGGCACCTGAACCCCATCCATCATGGCAGTGGTTCGTATCATTTCCTTTAGCTGATCCCATACCTTAAAGGCTCCAACCTGGTGTTCTAGACAGAATCTATTCTTCTCATCATTACAAGATACCAAAGAGCCTACTGTTTCATCTGGATCCGTACCGACCTTCTTTTCAGAAGCAGCCATATCCCAAAACCGAAGCCTCTTTCTCCATTCAGGGGCCTGATCCAAGATATGCGAGACTCCGGTGACTGGATTGTGTACGAACCAAATCCTGTCTCCCAAAGCCCCCTCTTCGTTGGCGGCAATACCATTGACCTCGCGCTCGCGTAAGTAACCAGAGGGATATTGGGCTATAAGACTGGCATAGAAGATCGGGTCAAGGTTCTTCTTATTCTCTTCCAAACTTACATGGAACGACTCGATCAATGGCCTTGTTTTTAATTCCGGTATCTCTTTTATCAGGTCATAGACCTCCTGAGAGACTTCCTTCCTGTCAAAGAAGGCGGCTATCCAGTGGTCCCGACCCGCCGGGGTGGTGGTGATCCATCGCTGTGTCTCTTGCCCGATACGAACACCAGCACAGACGTTCTTCCAGGCTATCCCGGTCTTATCTCGTCTGGCTTCATCATACCAAACCCAGTTTACGTTATGTCCACGACCAGACTCTGGGTCTCTCAGTCCTCGACAATGTAGGGCGGCCCCGTTCTTGAATACGATACTGAATGGGCGGGTCACATCCCACGCCTCCGACCTTCTGATCCTGTGTTTAGAAATAACCATGTTCCACGGGATCCAAGCACGGAGTTCCGGCCACGTAGAAGTCTTGAAGTTCTCCAGGTCTGGATTTACGACCAGACCGGTCTTACCCTGCATGATCTTTTTCAGGGCTTTTTGTGCGCCGGCAGCGGACTTCCCTGCACCACGCCCAGCCTGTAAACTGACGTAGACTGCGATTGACGCAAGGAATCCTAAATGTCCAGGTGCGGGGTCATACGACTTTCCCTCCCCATTGCGCCTGAAATAACCGTTATCATCCAGGTTCCAGTCTCTCTCTTTGGTTAGTTGGTTCGCGTCTATTCTTGGTACGGGAAGCCCCCTGGCCTTACGTTCAATTAATAACGCCAGTAACTTAGTTTTATCTACTGGCGTTAAATCAGATCTGATCTTCAGGTCGTTCAGGTTCTTCATCTTTGACAGTAGCCTCTATTATTTCTCCATTAGGAATATCAGGGGTCATAAACTTGGCCAGTTCTCGATCAAGGTCGGCCTCTGATCCCTTGGATATTTCTGCGTAGTAAGCCGCCCATCCCAAGAGCTTGTCTTCTAACTCCGCGCCTTTACCGATCGCCCGAATAGCGTCGGCGGAGTTCTCGATCCCG